TGGAGCGCAAAGGTTCCACCAACACCATTAAAGGTTATTGGGCAATCGAAGGTTTGCCCCGCAGAAGTAATTTGTTGCGTACCTAATGTTGAAGCAAATGTGGATGTGGATGCGCCGCCAACAACAGTCATACCAGCAACAAACGTCATGTCTCCGTAAAAAACCCTGCTTGCCGTACCAAAGTTAAACGAACCCGTAAAACCAGTAAAATTTAACGCTCCAATAGCACTGCCGTTGCTGATACCTATAGTGTCTGAACCGGCAGTAATGTTGTAGTTAACTACGTTAGATTCCAATTCCCCTGCGATTGAGCCAAAATCAATTACGCGAGTGCCAGTAGAACCCGCATAAGCTAAATTAACTGTTGGAATTCCGGTTCGAGTAAAGTTGGTAGCCTGTGACATAGAGACTATTGTTGTACCGCTACCCGTGACAGTAATGTTTCCTGTACCAAAAGCAACAGTGCGAATGTTGAGATTGTCAGAGAAAAATAAGCCAGTGCTTAGGGTTTGATTGTTTAGCTCAAGCGTTCCAGTAGATAGCGTAGTTCTGCGTGTGCTCCCAACCGTCATGGCATCCACGAGTTGCACCGTACCACCAACGCCACTAAAAGTTACAGGGAAATCTATCGTATTACCGCTGGACTCAATCGTGCGGGGTGTGGGTGAGGTGGAAGCAAACGTAAGTGTACTGGTGCTTGGGTCAATCACCATACCGCTTGATAGTTTAAGGTCACCGTAGATAGATGTCCCTGCAATACCAAGCCATGTTCCTGCAAAACCCGTGAAATCTACATTTCTTACTGCGTTGCCAGATGAGCCTAAAAAGTTCAGGGGGTATGTACCATCTGTAAAGTTAAAACTGATAGCGTTTGCTTCTGATAACGGACCCGGAATCACTGTAATAAGGGTAGAACCTGCACTGGTTACGTTTACTAAGGGGGTTCCTGTAATTGCTATTGTGCTAGTGACTGCAAAAACCTGACCTACCCCCGTGCAAGTAACATTACCCGTACCGAATGCAATTGTGCGAACACCTGATCCAGTACTTGTAAATAGCCCCGTACTCAAAATCTGATTGTTGAGGTCAAGTGTTCCAGCAGTAAGCGTAATTGTGCTGGTTGTACCAAATGTTAGATTGTCTTGCAATACCCAAGTACCACCAATCCCAGAGAAGGATGCTGATATGTTCAGTGTTTGTCCTGCGGAGGTGATCGTGCGGGGGGTAGCAGATGTAGAAGCAAAAATAAAACCCGTGCTGCTTGCAGTTGTCATTACACTGTTTAAAGTAAAGTCTCCATAACAAACAAACGTACCTGTTCCAAAAGTTGCAAGCCCTGAATACGTTCCGGTAAAGTCAATGTTAAACAGTCTGGCACCATTTGAAAACGTAAAGGCATCTCCCCCCGCTGTAACATTTATTGATAGTGCTTGAGCTTCCGTTTGCAGCCCTGAAGACCCAAATTGGTACGTTCTAGTTCCAGTTGAGCCTGCGTAGGTTGCATTAATCGTAGGTGTGCCTGTGTAGGTAAACCCAGTTGCATTTGCCATGCTTAAAATAACCGCTGCATTTCCTGTCAGCGTAATATCGCCTGTACCGAAAGCAATGGATCGCGTAGCGGTGTTATTTGAACTAAGAATGGGGGTCGAGTATGTGAAGTCGTTGAGGTCAAGCGTCCCGTTATTTAATACTAGAGTGCTTGTAGATATTAGCGCAGCCTCAATCCTAACTGTGCCCCCGAAGGCGGTTACTGTAATCCCGCTGCCAAATGTAATCCCCGCTGGTGTTATGGTCTGTAATGACCGACCCAGAAACTGGATTGTCCCAACGCCTGAAAGTACGGTTCCTGTGCCGTTAATCCAGTTTCCGTAGACATTGAACGTATTGGTTGCAGTGAACGGCGATGACAGAGTGCGTGCAGACATGTCTACCGACCCTGTGTTAGCTGCCCACGAACTAATCGTACCCGCAGCACCTACATCATCGAATATCGCTGTATCCTGCGGTAGCGGGTAACTAGCCACTGCTGGAGCACCGCCAGAACTTGCTGCCCATCCATTAGCAGCCCAAAGCTGCGCACCTGCAAGATTCCGGTAGACGGTTTTAGGTGCATCAAAAGTAATGTTTGTATTGCCAAAACAATCCCCAATACTTGTTCCCGTCCATGTGGCTGTACCTGCCCCCACAATATCCCTGAAATCAACATACGCAAGGCTTACAGCGCCAGCGGTAAAAGTACGGGGTGTGCCAAGGGTAGCCGAGACTAATTGAAACCGAGTGTTGTAGGTACTCCCCGCCATAGTGAGTGTGCCTGTCACAATTTGATCGGCAGAAAAATTGATGTTTGCAACCCCAACAAGCGTTTTTACCGGGAACGTCAGGTTATTGAATGTGTTTGCACCTGCAATGTTAGCAGAAGCCTGACTAACCGAGGTATACGATACATTGTAAAAAGTCTGCCCTCCACCACCAAAGGCAGACGTAGTAGTAGAACAAACAATACTTGAAGTGCCAGCATTAAACGTCAGGGTTGCGGGTGTGCCCAAATTAACTTGGGTAGAGAGAGTACAAGAAACTAAAGATGCGTTGAGGCTGATTGAACGTACTCCCGTACCCGTTGAACTAAGTGTTCCAACAGTCAACCCCCAATTTGATGCGCTCGTGCTAAATGATCCAGCAGTAATAGTGAAAAAAGTGGTGGTTATAAATGCACTTCCAAGTTCCCATCCACCTGTTGTTGAATTTAAATTGAATTGTAAGTTGCTTACCGAGACACCATTAGTCGTTATTGTTTTGCCTGTGGAAGTAGCCAAGAAATTAACAATTGAGCCAGATGTAGAAGTAAACACCACACCTGTTGCCGCATTGAGCCAGCTACCGTAGCAGTTCAATACTGATGTTGCTGCACTGGTGATCGTGACGTTGCCTACCAATGGGCCTGAAATACTGATGTCTGCGGCGTTAGCAGCAACCGCAGTCAAACCAATGGTGACGGCATAAGCTGTAGCATTTGAAAGCGTGTCAAAGAATACGTTATCAGCCGATGTAGGCGCACTTGCACCCGCTGCACCGCCAGAGCTAGCCGACCAGTGTGTTGTATCTGTTGAGTCCCATGTGCCTGCCCCACCAACCCAGTATCTATCAGCCATGTTTATTCCTCCTCAGAGATTGCCGTCTCTTCAGGAACAGCATTGACAACCGCAAGCCAATCATCAATACGTTTTTCTTTCATCAGTTGAATCTCAGCCGCTGTAAACGAATGATTGTCTGGAAGATGTATTGCGTCCCGGTAAATACCGTGAGGGGTTGGAAATTCTAAAGCAATTATCATACTGTCCCCAAAAATAAACACCCGCTAGGCGGGTGAAAAAGTACCGCGAAGCTGTGGGTTACCCAGCCTGATTCAAAGTGTAGACGACATTCAGAATGTCCCCGGAAACAACTACCCTATTGCCGGGGGCTGAAAAATCTGCTGCTGAAAATAGTGTCCCTGCTGTGCCCGTGTCTACGCTACATAAAAAGGCTCCACCCACAGTGGCGGTTGCGTTGATGTTAAACGCTGCTGGGAATGCAATATTAGATATTACAGAAGGATTTGCGGCAGTCGCCGCACCAAACACAGCCGTTCTCCGTGTGCCTATGTAGGGGGTGATTTCCGTCCATCCGGGGTGCAGCGCCAGCGTATCAGTCGCAGCAGGGGTGTTTGAGGCTCCAGAACCGTATAAACCCACGTACCACGTAGCGACTGTTTGTCCCCCCAATCCGGTATTACAGAGGGACTGCAGGCCTGTATTCACTACAAGATTGCGTTCCTCCGCTGACCATTTGAGATTGCCTTGACTGTCGGTGCATGTCAGGGTAAACCGACCCGCCACATGAGTTGTTAGTTCGTTATTCATATTGACCTTACGGTAAGCGAATGAGTGCAGTAGTGGCTGTGTTTGCAGGCATCTGCACGGTGAATGTGGTCGTAGCAGTTTTGTCCGCGCCAAAGTCCAGTACCGCAACAGCTTTATTGCTTTTGCTTGCATTGTAGATAAGCGCCCCACGTGCAATAAACGAAGCAGGGTTCCATACCGCATTGGCAAAGTTGACAAAGGCTGTAGTCCCTGAGACGGTTACGGTAGTCCCAGTAAGGGTATTCCCTGTAGCGGTGTAGCCTGTACCAGATACTTCGCCTGTGACCGTATAAATCGTAGTATCTGCATTCAGGTCTGCATTAGACGTGTACAAGGCGATCTTGAATGTATCGACGGAGAAGTCATGTACCGCCAGCAAAAGCTGTTGCTTGAACGAGGTGGTTAGTGTTTGGACAAACATGTTACTCGACCCTCACACGTACTTGGCCTGTGCGGTAGCTGTCAGTGCGCTCCAAGCCATCACCCAGACGTTTAGCAATCGCCAGTGCATCTTTGTACTTGGTATCGTACAACGTCATCATGTCAGTCTCGCCCTTCATGTACGTGTATGCTTCAACTAAAGACCCGTAGAGGAGCACTGAATCAAGATTGTCCCCTAGCCACGTGTTACCACCAGCAGTAGTGGTAATAGACTCTGGGTAGTAAAAATAGTGAAGCTCAACGCTGTAAACAGCATTGGGTGTTGGGCCTAAGATAAACACCAACTCCTGCTCATTAATAGACTGTGGACCAAACAAAGCGTAGTACTTAGGCGCTCCAGTGGCTGTGGGGTTTGGGTACGCTTCGCGGATAAAGTTCACATCCTTGTTTAGCAAGAACGTGTAATTCCCCGTCACAGGGTCAATTGCCGCAAGTGAATGTGCCGCAAGGAAGTCTCCCGGACACGCCAAATACTTGTTTGTTGCAGACGTAGTGCCCGTAACGTTTTTACGCAATGATGGGAACTGGACCGTATTGAAAATGCGCTGCTCTGCCTGCGTGATGAACGTATTCATCGCAGTTGTCGGAAAGGTGTTCTCCGTGTAAGTGGAGATTGCCGTGACTAGAGCAGCGTAGTTCATGCCATTGGACCCCGTGACATCAGACCTTTAGTAGCCGCGCCTGTTCCGCGCATCTTGATACCAGAAGTCTTAGTTGGCTCATTGCCTGCGGATTTACTGATATTGCCGATACTCATATCAACCGTGTCTGCCCGACTACGGTTAGGGGCCTTACCGGGGTTTTCAGCTACAACTACTGTCTTACCAGACATGGTGTGTGGCTTCGCGTAAAGACTTGCTGGGCCAACTTCTTTGCCCATGCGTTTCATACTTTGTGTTGCCATGATTAGCCTCGTTTCTGATTGGCTAGTTTAGCCATATTACGGCCCAACTTCAGCATATCTTCGTCAGTCTTGCCGCCCTTGCTGCCTTTGCCACCCGTGGTAGTTGCAACTGCGGGGCCGCTATTAGCACGAACGGCTGCATCGGTTCTGCCTTTTTTAGCAATTCCGTCTGCTGATTGTGGATACGCCATGATTAGCTCCTTAAAGATTAACTGTAACTGTACCAAGTTCTGCCGCTGAAACCAAGTAGTTTGGTGTCAACGCAACGTCAAACTGACTAGCCCCACCTACCGGGTTCCAGCCCCACTGGATGTCCCTAGACCCACCGCTATTGTACCCATCTGTCATAGGCCCAGATGTAACGTATGTCGTGTCAGTACGGGGGTTACGCACTGCCTGCGGATCATCAACCGGAAAGGTGCCCAGCATAAGCTGCGGGTGATCGGGGTCCCAACACGAAGGGCATACCAATAAGTCAAACACGCGCTGCTTCTTGACTTCCTTTTTCAGTTCTGTCAGTTTGTAACGCTGACCACACCTATCGCACATGGCGATAGAGTTCTTGCCTGATGCGAACCTATTTCCCATGACTTAGTTGATGAACATCTGACGTGGCACCAAACGAATAGCCGCCTTTTCACGGTCTTCGTCGCTTGCCAACTGCCAAGCCTCATCGTACTGCGCTTTAAGCGTATCAAGCCTTTGCACCCCGTTGGGCACTTTAAGTGCCAAGTAGTATGCCAAGCCTGCCACCATGCATGGAATGAACCGGAAGGGCACATCCATCGTGTTTACGCCTGTACCTGCATCGTCAATACGGCGCATGCGCCAGTAAACGAACGTGTATGTCTGGGTGTTGTCTGGAATAGGCCACACGGTGAAACGAGGGGTCTCTTGCCTACGCTCAATCCAAACCTGAATAGGACGGGCCTGCTGCAGCTTGTTGGGGATCGTAGCGTACGTGGAGACGCTGATACGTGTGATTGTCAGGTCGGCCTGCGTAGACGCACTGCCTGCCCCCGTGCGGATCACATGCTCAAGCAAGTCAACGGTGTCTGACGGTAGATCGTATGTAGCCTGTCCGGGCACCAAAACAATCGACCCTTGCTCAAACGTCCACATGTTCACGCCGCGATTGGCCCAATCTGCAAACAGAAGGTTCAATGACCTGCGTGCTGTCTTCAGGTCATAGCCCGAACGCATCTCAGAACCTGCACGCTCAAACGCTTCCTCTACCAACTCGGTGAGGTCCAGATTAAAAGTTGTAGTTCCTGAGACTGCCATTTAACACTTCCATGCCTTGAGGCTTTTATTGATACGTGAATTTGGATCGTTTGCAGTTTTGGCTGAAGTTAACTTCTTCTTCATGCCTGTCATTCGGGCACAGAATGAATCTTTGCGTGAACCACCTTCAGGCTGTGGAGCCTTCAGTCCGGGCTTGCCGGGGTTTGCTTTATTGTAGGACGCACGACCCTTGGCGTTTAAACCGCCTTCAGGGTTTTTACCTTCTTTGCGCTGCCATGCTGGTGACTTAGCCATTACCTGTACCCCGCTGTTTTCTTTGCAATTGCCTTTGGCTGGGCAACAAACTGTTTCCCCGCCGCTTTACCAACACGTTTTGCTTTAGTCGTAGCCGCATATTCGGCAGAAGACAAAGACTTGATTGCTGCCTCTGGAAGATACCTTTCTCCCGTTTTGGAAGAAGGCTTCCCTGACTTGGTACGCCACTTCTGGTCGCCCCAATCTTTCAAGGATTTCTGAGGGGCTTTCAATCTCTGTACCCTCCACCAGCAGCCTTATATTTCTTCGCAACCAACTGCGCTTTTCTCGCGCTCCATTGCCCTGCACCCGTACCTTGGGTAGCCGCCGCTTTTACCTGAGACACAATCTTCTTCCGAAGGCTTGGTTTGGTGTAATTGCCTGCAGCATTCACTCCCCCACCTTTAGCCAGCCGTTTACTTTTCGGCATCTTGTCAGGATTGATGTCCCCCATGCCGCGACTTGCTTTCATGATTAAGCCCTAGTTTTACCGCGCTGTGCACAACCATCGGCACGTTGGGAAGCTGAACGTACAGAACCACCCTTCTTCATGCCTCCAAGCTCTTTAGCCGTTGGGCCACCTTTCTTACCCCGACCTGCGCCAGCCTTAGTCACGTCCATATCTGTCTTTGTAAAGTCGCCTTTACCTACGTAGCGCATTGACTTACGGTCAGGAGCATTCGATACGACCGTTTCTGCACCGGGTTCATTTGGAGCAAATTTTTCGCCAGACTGATCGTCCAGAAATTCTTCCGTTCCGGGTTGAATTGAATATGCGTACTTTGCTTTTTTAGCCATGATTAAGCCCTAGTTTTACCGCGCTGTGCACAACCATCGGCACGTTGGGAAGCTGAACGTACAGAACCACCTTTGGCATACATTTTACTGGGGGTAGTGTCTGCAAAATACCTTCTTTTACCTGCAATGCCTGTATTTGCGTCTTCTTGGTTTATGTCCTTGTAGTTTGCTTCATCTTGCGCAGTCCCTAGTGCTTCTTTACGGCTATCCTCACGTCTCTCCGCACGTGCATTGACATCACCAATATCGCTACGGCTGCGTGCATTAAACGGA